TTTTTAAATAAGTTATAAACTTAGAATGAGACGTCTGCAATAACGTGTCCTGCTAGGTCACCGTTTGCTAGGTTGTCTGCACCTTCTAGTATAAAGTTTACAGTTGCCTGTGCACCTGCACTAAAAGTACCAACTTTTAATACTGTAAGGTTAAAGTTTTGTACTGAACTAACTAATGCTGTTAATTGTGATGCTGAAATATTTCCTGATTGTTGTTGAAAACTTTTTAAGAATATATCCTTTCCTACGAATTCACCGCTATCAGCCGCTCTTCTATCTGTTTGCGCCATGTTATTCTCCTAATTTTTTAGCAATATTATATCGCCGTTACTTTTATTTATCATATTGATCATAAAAAAAGGCAGTATAAACTGCCTTTTTAAATGTTTTAAGTAAAACTTAACTTACTACTAAGCCTGATCCTGCTGTAACTGTTGCACTACTAAAGTTATAACTTGTTGGATCTGTTACACTTCCAATTGCTCTAATTTGAGCTTGTAAAGCCGCCGCATCAAATTGACTTCCGTCAACAACTGCGTGGATTTTACCACTGTTGTCATCAGTAATTTCGTATGCTAAAGGTTGAATGAATTGAAGTGCTCTTTCAACTGCTTCTCTTTCTGCGTCGTCTTCTGTTCTAAGGTCTGCACCAGTATCAACTAAGATACATGCTACGTTATGTTTTTGGATAAGTGTACCTGTTGCAAAATCGCCTACACCTGCTCCGTTTCCTTTTGATTGTGCCATTTTTATCTCCTAATTTTTTTAAGCATAATTTTATGCGTTACACTTATTTATCAAAAAAGTAGAATTTATCTTAATATTATACGCCTTTATTGAATTGTACGTCTTCTACGACCTTGCCTAAATGCATCTAGACCAGTAAGATCGCCATCGCCCTTCATGAAATCATATCCACTTCTTACTGGATCTGTTATTGCTCTTACTGGTGCCGTTACAGCACTTCCTACTTTTTTAGCACCTTTGGCCGCTTTTTTAACTAATCCTGCACCTGGTAAATCACCGAAATACTTATCAGCCCAATCTCCTACATTATCAACGGCTTGTCCAGCCTTACTTTTTGGTCTATAGAACTTATCGTGTTGTAGTGATCTTCCATCTGAACCACGTCTGTCTCTTGGTCCGCTTGGGCCTGGGCCACCTGGAACTGGCATATTTGATATGTCAACTCCACCGCCCTTTTGTCTAAAAATTGGAGCATTATCAGGTAATCCAATTGGATCTACATCGCCCTTAATTGCACTTGCATATCCTTTAGCGGCTTTATCAAAATCACGAACTGCTATTGGGTCCATATTTAATTTACGCATATCTGCTCTTGCTTTTTCATAAGCAGAATCCACAGTACCTGTAACAGCAAATGCGGCTCTAAATAAATCAGCAAGTTTTACGGAGTCAGGAGAATCTATGCCTTTAAGAGCACGAAATTCTTGATCAGCGGATTGTTTTTCTCTTGCCGCTTCTTCTGGAGGCAAATTAATCCATGCCTCAAAAATTATTTCATTAATTTTCATTGTTTCTTTCTTCCACTTGCCCAGTAACCTGCTACTGCACCTATTCCTGTACCGTACTTTTTATATTTATCAATATCTTTGCCTAATTTCTTTGCAACTTTCTTTCCTACATATCTTCCTGCGGCCGCACCTGCAACTGTTCCGGCGGCTCTTTTTGCAAAACTTGTTTTAGGTTCTTGATATTTAGAAGGTTTAAAGTCTCTATACTTAGTCATAGTACTTAAAGGACCTACCATTTCACTGCCTCTTCCTAGTCTACGATATTCTTGTAACATTCTTGTTACTACTAATTGTCTTGAAGTATATTTTAAATTACCCCAATCTGCAACTAACCTACGCCATTGTTTATATTTTTGATCTTTTATTTGTAGTTGGCTTTCTAATCTTAAAAAGTAAGAATTAAATTCTGTATTTTTTATTGTAGTGTTTTTAAGTCTCATATAAAACATGTAATGTTTTCTAGAATCAAAGTTTAATTTATTTAAATACTGTTTACTTGATATAGGATTTTTCAATGTAATACTTCTTGTATCTGGGTCTCTTATTACATGCCCTAACAAATACAAGTCTGTTGCATGACTTCTAAATAAAGTATAAGGGCCATATTGTACTGTTTGTTTTATGTATTCTTTAGCAAAATCAATTTGTTTATCATCATTGAGCATCATATATGTACTTAAAGATGTTAAGTAAAATAATTTTGTAACATCCTCTCCTGTGAGAGCATTAAAGTTTCTAGAAGTCCTATATAGTCTTGCTTCTGATATTTCTTTATCTATAAGTTTTAAATTTAATTTACTTTCCATCATTGGAAAGTATGCTGGTAAATGTGTTTTACCCATTTCTCTTGCTTTTGCTACCCTGTGATTACCGTCTAATACAGTTGTTCTGTCTGATGAAACAACTATAGGCTCTGATAAATCTGTTTGCATAGCATAATCCATATCAGGATCTATAACCCTATTGTAAGGATCATCAGTATCTTCTTCATCAGGTACATAACCTGTAGTATTTTGTAATTTTGCTAAAGGAAATTTGTTTATTAGTGCCCAATTATTTTTTCTTACATCATTTTTAAACTCAGGATTGCGTATACCACCGTCCCATTTATGAAGAGAATTTAACCAATTTAACATTTGGTCGCCGGTCATTTTATCTGGGTTTTTCATTTGCCTGGCATTCCTGTACCAAAGTTTAGTCTGCTAAACTCTAGTCTATCTACTAATTTTAATGCATTACCCATTCTGTCTACAGCAACAAATCCTTCTTCGCCTGTTACCTCATATCCTTTTTCAGTTTCTTTAAATGTAGGTAACTGTCTAATTGTTTCTAATTTTTTAACAATAAGAACTTTTGAATGTATAATTTTTAAATATAGATCATATACACTTACAATACTTGGTACATGTTCTTTTATAAACTTAACGCCTTGTACTAACTTGTCATTCATTTCGTCTTGCTTAGCCTGAGTCTTATATCCGTCTATTTTCTTTTGCATAAATGTAATATACTTTTGTACAAATCCTTGTGCAAATTTTGTAGGCTCGTCAAATGCTCCTGCTCTAATATTATTATTTACATGTGCTTTTAATTGTTGTAGGAAGTCTTTACCTATAACATCGTTACCTTTTTCTAACCAACTAAATGTTGCAGAATCTATTGTTTTTAAATATGCATCTGCCTCTCTAATAGCACCCATAACTTCTTCGCTTTCGTTATTAGTTAAAGTTACTACACCTGAAAAGTCTTTAATTAAGGCATCTCTATGCCAAACTTTAGAACTTTGACCTAGTACACTACTATCAAATCCGTATTTGGCTCTTGTATCGGCTAATGTAGGCCCTCCTACATACTCTGTATGCCATACTATACCAATGTCTGCACTTGTAACTTGCTTTGCTAAATCACTGTCTGTAGGTACAGCATAAACAATAGTATTGGGCTTAAATACAATTACACTCTCACCGTCTATATTAGTTTGCTGTAAGTCTTCTTTTGTGTATAGCATATCACCTTGTGCAACTGTATTCCAATTTAATGTACTTAATGTCTTTAAAGCAATCTTTAATTTTTGTTGCAAGCCTTCACCAGGATGATTTTCTTCTATATCTTTATCTGTAAAATTAATTTTAGGCTTTTGTGCAAATACGCCTTTGGTGCCTACAAAAAATTTACCTGTTTCTGGATCTCTACCTGCTATAATGGCAGGTGCGCCGTCCCATTTTGTTGTCATACTGACAGGACTTTCTGAATTGCCTTCTAGCATTTCATGTAAACTGTATAGATAATTAATTGCTTCTTTGGCACCTTGATAACCTTTGTTGAATATGTTATCTTCTAAATGCTCTAAATGAGTATTTTTGTTTTCCGCTTCTAGTATAATCTCTTTTACGAAACTACCTGAAATATCATTAAACTTCATTTTTAGGCGTCTATTTTACTAATAAGACTAATAGGTTTTAGGTAATATAATCCTGTTCTAGTTTGCATTAGAGCGTTGCCTTTAGGAACTGTTTTTATTACTCCTTTAACTTTATATCTGCCTCCAGGCATTGCCTGTATAACACTACTTACTACATCGCCTTTCTGTATATTTTTATTTTTTTCCTCTGCCTTCCATTTCACAGCATCACCTATTTGGAAGTCGGATTCTGATTTACCACCTTTTTTCATAAAGTCATCGAAATCATTTTTAATTTTGTTTTCCATATCTTTTAGATCTTTAGCATTTCTAGGATCGTTTACAGCACGACGAATAGGACCCTTTGAAGTCTTTGCCTTTTGAGGTTTTTTCTTCTTGTTTCTTAAATATGTAGGTACGTCGTAATCTACTTCAGGATCTAAATTATCTTGAGAATTATTAAACCTATCAGTGTTGTCAGGAGTTCCAGTATCTAGTGGAGAACTGTCAGTGTTGTCAGGAGTTCCAGTATCTAGTGGAGAACTGTCAGTGTTGTCAGGAGTTCCAGTATCTGGTGTTCCGTCACCAGGCTCTCCATCAGGCACATATACTACCTTTTGTTTATTTTTATTTTTGTCGTTGTCGTTATCCTTATCTATATCTGTTTCTGGATTATTTTTATCCTTACTTCTCTTGTCTAAGTCTCTTCCAGTTTGACTAAAGAAGTTTCCGACTCCTCCAATTGCTTGTCCGATTGCTGAACCTACTGCCGCTCCTGCCTTTCTACCTATTCCTCTGCCATCTTGTGATTTTATGTCTTGACCTATTTTACCGAAATATCCTGGCTCTTTTTCAGGTTCTTTAGTATTTTGTCTAGAGAAATTTTTAGAACCAGGGCCTTTACCAAATATATTTTTAAATCTTGTTTTCATTGTAGGGCTAAGTTGTGAGTACCCGTCTTTATCTATACCTGATCTAACAATACCTGCTGATCTAAGTATTTCCCATTCTGCTTTGGTACCCTGAGGTATAGGTTTTCCTACTTTAACGCCTACTAGTTGTGGATTTCTGCTGGTTTCAACTTCTTTACTGACTGAAAAAGCATTAAGAGGTTCTGACCAAACAAATTCGCCACCTTTGTGTTTGACAACGTCCCCGTCCTTTATATAATCTTTTTCTAATAAAGGATAATTACTTGTATTTTCTACTATTTCATTAATCTGCATTTTGTTCTCTTTGAGATTCTTTTATAACTTTTTTGATACCTCTGGAGAATTTTTTTACGTCTCTGCCTCTTATACTGTTAATAAGTCTGTTAGTAAGATCCTTTGCAGTCTTTTCATCGTAATGCAAATCTATCTGTTCTAACAAATTTATAGCACTAGTAATTACATGTTCACCTCTATTAGAAGTGACGTGGTTCCTATCTCTATCTACTGATATTTGATTAAGTTCCTCTAATATACTACGAGCCTTAGGCATGTTGTCTCCATAAAATATGTATAATGCTATTTATCATTATAAGTCATTCTTTTTAAGGAACTCACGCATGTTCATTGCTTGTCCTATTGTGTCCTTCTGCTCAGGTTCATCTGCTTTTATAGAATTACCTCGTTTTAGTTGATCAACTAAACTTGTTGTTGTAATTGTATCTGCATCTTCATCACCTTCTTGTAAATCTTCAATCCTTAGTGTGTCAGGATCAAACCTTAAATCTACTTTTGTGCCTACACCACTACTAGAACGTGTTTTCATAAACTGTATTTGATATCTACCTTTTTCTCGCATAGCATTACTTGTAAATATACCCACAACATTATCTGCTGTTTGTATTTTACTAATACCACCTGCAATATGATGATGATCAAATTCTATTTCTTCCACCGCACCTCTATTCAACTGCGATGCAGTAACAAATAATAAGTCTCTTTCTACTGCTAAGTTACGCAACTCTTCAGATACATATTTGTCTTTGATAAACAAATCACTGCCACTTACTTTTGCACTTATAGGCATCATTAAATCCAAGTAATCAACTAATAAGCAATCTACTTTTTCACCACAGGATATTTCATACTCTCTTAAAAATACTCTTATGTCATTTGCATTAACACCATTAGGCATTTGCTTAACTCTTAATTTACCAGCACCCTTAGACTTCATACGAACTTTTAAATCCACATCATCCATATTACGCATAACTTCTTTAGTACCATAGCCAGAAACCATGCTGTCTAATCTCATACTAATTAATTGTTCACTTAACTCTAAACTTATATAAACACAATTCATTCCTGCTAGGGACCAATTTACTGCAAAGTTTTGTAAAAATAAACTTTTACCAGCACCTGAACCACCAGCAAAGATAGTCATCTCTCCTCTGTTTAGCCCACCATATAATTTATGATCTATTCCTTTCCAGCCTGTGCTAACTGCACCTGCTTGATCTTTAATCCATTGTAATCTTTCTTTAGGATTTTCAAAATACTCTATACCTAAATCTTTTACTAGTCCCACTTGACTTGCGTCTTTAATTTTATTTTCCACAGTACCATAGTCCTGATTCTCTAATAAGTCTGTGCTTTCTATTATTGCTTTTTCTAATGCTTTATGTCTACAAAATGTTTCGAATTCGTTCATAAACCATTCATGATGATCCGGAGTTACATTGGGTATTGGTTCTATTGTTATGCCAGACACAGCACTAACTTGCTCTGGAGTAGGAATAGAATTAAATTCTGTGCTATGAGAAACAAATAGTTCAACTGCTTTCCTATATTTCATGTTAAAATATATAGGATTCACAATATTTTGACACCTTGCAAATAAGTCAGGATCACTTAATAAGAATCTTAAAAATAATTCTTGTGTTTCTTCATTGTATTGTTTTATATCTGCCATCTTTTCTTTATCTCATTGTATATATATCTAAAAATTAAGTCATGTCCTGCTTCGTTTGGATGACCATCTTCAGGACTTTCTTCATTACCTTTTGCTATTTCAGTTAAAAATCTATCACATATTATAGATTCGTCTATCATTTTATATAATTCCTTACAAAAAATATTGTTTGAAACAGTTTGTCTAGACTCTTTAAAGTGAAATCTAGGCAGACATCTTGCTGATAGTCCTACTTGTAAAAGTTTTATTCCTTTTTGTTTACAATATGTTTGCAATAATATAATATTCTTAAAATATTTAATTATTTCAGTAATATCTGATTCGACAAAAGATTTGTACTGATCAAATACTTTTCTTTCTGTTTCTGTATCTGTTTTAATTTTATCTAAGTCTTCTTTAGTATGTTTAGTTACACCTATATCGTATAAGACGTCTTCTATCGTTGTTACATAACCTACCCACAGTTTATTTTCAATGTTAAACCATTCTCCTCTATTAGGCGTAGGATGTTGTACTACTAGTACTGTATCGTTTAAATCTATTCCTTTATTTTTTTCAAAGTATTCTATACTTGTTCTAACTGCCCTGTCCATAGAACCACCTTCAACTGCTAGATTAACAACCTTTGTTATATCATTCATATCGTTTAAACGACTGGGCCATACCCAATTAGGCGCCTGGCTATCAACTGAACCCTTGTGCCCAAATGTAAAACTACAACCGTTTGTAACTAATTTCATATTAATGTCCGTGTCCAAATAATTCAATACTAAATAAAAACATAATTAATAATGGAACTTCATGTATTAGTAAGTGTATTACAATTGATGTTACGCCTATTTCTTTCCAATGTCCTATAC